TGATGTTGATACTGCTCAGGCAATCGCAGCATTAATTGAAAGTGATAGAGGTATTCAGCGTTCTTTAAAAGTCACATATTATGGAGATTCAGAGAACGATATTCCGCCAAATAGAGCTTTTCAAGAAGAAATGGCAAAATATCCTGAATTATGGGCAGTAGCACAAAAAATTGAAGGATTACAGTGCGGCAGCGGATGCCACGCAGGCGGTGTAATTATTGTTGATGAAGATATCACAGAGACAAATTCTCTTATTAAATTAAATAGTGGAGAATGGGTAACTGCGTGGGATTTGCATGAAAGTGAAGAAGTAAGTAACGTCAAAATTGACTTATTGGCTACGCTAAATCTTACTCGTATGCGTACTTGTCTCGATTTACTTGTTCAATATGGATATGTTGAAAAAAAAGCAACTTTACGTGAAACTTATGAAGCTGCGATTGGTGTTTATAATCTTAATAGAACCAACGCAGATATGTGGGAAAAATTAGCTAATAATGAAATATTAAGTGTATTTCAATTCGATACTCCACAAGGTATTCAAGGTATTTCACTTGCAAAGCCAACTTCTGTTGAAGAAATGGCAGCATTAAATTCAATTATGCGATTAATGGCAAGTGAAAAAGGCGCGGAACAGCCTCTTGAAAAATATGCGCGTTTTAAAAATAATCCACAATTATGGGATTCAGAAATGAATCAGTATCGTTTAAATAACGAACAAAAGCAATTATTACATAAATATTTGGATTATGAATATGGTATCTGTGCTTCACAAGAAGATATTATGTCTATGATTCAAGACAAACAACTTGGTGGTTGGAGTTTGAAAGATGCGGATATGTTGAGAAAAAGTATCGCAAAAAAAGACCCCAAGTTATACGAAGAATTGTCTCAAAAATATTTTGATACAGTAAAAGAAAAACATCTTGATAATAATTTATGTAATTATTTTTGGAACGTACTGGTAAATACACAGCGCGGCTATTCATTTAATTTAAGTCATACTCTTGCCTATAGTATTGTAGGACTACAGAATATGAACTTAGCATGTAATTATCCTATTATTTTCTGGAATACAGCAAATTTAATTGTAGATAGTGCGGGCGTAGATGATGGCGAAAATACTGAAGATATTGACCAAGACGAAGTTGCAGAAAATATTGAAGAAGTAATTAATGAAATTGAACAAGAACAAGATGATGATGACGAAGATGAAAATTTAGTTGTTGAAACTAAAGAAAAAATTAAGCGAGTAAAGAAAACTGTTGATTATGGTAAAACCGCGCGAGCAATTGGTAGATTTAAGGCATACGGCATTAATATTTTACCACCCGATATTAATACTTCTAGTTTTACATTTACACCAAATGTAGAACAAAATAGTATTACTTATGGATTACGTGGAATTACACGAGTTTCAAATGATATAATTAAATTAATTATGAAAAATCGTCCATATACTTCTTTTAAAGATTTTATGGATAAAAATCATACCAATAAGTTACAAACTATTAATTTAATTAAATCAGGAGCATTTGACAGTATTGAAAATAAACCTCGCGGCGAAATTATGCACAATTATCTAAATTCCATTGCTGATGTTAAACAAGATGTGAATTTAAGAAATATGCAAATGTTAATTAATAAAGAACTTATCCCAGATGAGATGAGTTTTTATGCGAAGTTATTTTTATTTAATAAATTTTTAAAAACATGTAAATCTGATATTAATTATGAATTAAATGAAAATGCAATTAATTTTATCGCAAATAATTTTAGTGTAGATTATATAGATAATGGTTGTTCAATTTCGCAAAAAACTTGGGATAATCTTTATAAAAAAGCAATGGAACCTATGCGGCAATATTTAAAAGAGCATAAACAAGAAATGCTAAATGCGTTAAATCATTCATTATATGAAGATGTGGCGGGAAAATATGGTGAAGGTTCTATTAGCAAATGGGAAATGGATAGTATTTCTTTTTATTATCATGAACACGAATTAGCTTCTGCCGCGCATAAGTATGATGATTTTTTTACTTTACCCGAAGAACCAGAAATTGAATATAGTTTCTCTAATAATGCGGGTCAAGAAATTAAAGTGTTTAAATTACATCAAATTATTGGTACTGTTATTGATAAAAATAAGTTAAAAAATAGTATTTCACTATTAACTCCAACTGGAGTTGTTCAAGTAAAAATTTATAAAAATCAATATGCGATGTATGATAAACAAATTTCTCAAAAAGATGAAGAAGGGCACAAGCACGTATTAGAAAAAAGTTGGTTTACAAAAGGAACAATGCTTATGATTCAAGGCATAAGAAGAGATCAAGATTTTATACCAAAAAAGAAAAAAAATAGTATATTTCCAATCATAACAAAAATACTTAAAGTACATGAGGATGGTGAATTAGACTTTCAATATGAACGCATCCTCACGGAGGAGTAAATATGAGAACCACAATTAAAATTGGAATATACTTAATTGAAAATTTAATTAATCATAAAAAATATGTCGGTCAAAGTAAAAATATCTATGCCAGGTGGAGCGGGCATAGAAGTGACAGTAAAGAAAAAAATTTGCCGCTGTATTTTGCAATAAGAAAATATGGATTAGAAAACTTCAAATTTTCTATATTAGAAGAATGCAAAATTGAACAATTAACTGACCGAGAAGATTATTGGATAAATTATTACAATAGTTATGTTCCTAATGGATATAACACAAATAAAGCAGAAACACATTGGGCAACTCGACAAGTGCCTCAAAGAATTTTAGATATTATTGAAGATATTGAAAACAGCACAGATAAGCTAATAATTATTGCAAAAAAATATAATATTTCTAAAGCGCAAATTAATAGAATTAACCAAGGTAAAGCGTGGCGCTTAGAAGGAAAAGATTACCCATTAAGGGGGCATGAAGAATTACAGATTGAAGTTATTTTGCAAATGATAAAAGAAAATTTTACAATAGGCGAGATAGCAGAAACTTTTTCCGTAAGTGTCCCAACTATAAAAGGTTTTTTAAAAAAATATAATGTTAAAATACAAGATATTCGACCGACATTAAGTTCGAGCAAAAGAATTAAAGTAATAATTTTAGAGACGAATGAAATTTTACATTTTAGAAAAAAGGTCGATGCAGGTAAATGGTTAGAAAAACAATTAAATTACACGTCTACTTTAACTAACTGTTTAGGTAATATAGGTTATCATTTAAAAAATAATAAACCCTATAAAGGATTTTTATTTCAATATGAACGAATGGAGGTTGATGAATAATGATTGGTTTATTAGACTATGATTGGTGCTCTAATTCATCAACTTCCACCAATCGTCTTATCCCTAATATTGAAGTTATGAAGTTATCTTCTTATTATAAGGTTGAAGAACAGCAATTTTGTCGTATGCTTACTTTAGAAGAAAATGACCTCACAACTTATGATAAGATATTTTTTGTAAGTGAAATGACTCCGCAGCCCAAAATTCCACAAAATTTTCTACGCGCGCGTAATGTTTTTTATTGCGGCAGCAGTTTCACTAATGGAAAATATGTTCCCTTTGAAAATGAAATTATAGATTATACCTTACCGCGCCCAGCTATTTATAAAGATTTTTTAAAGTTAAAATACGATGAAGGAATTAAATATAACGTGATTAATCACGTATTGGATGATACATATTATCGAATATATGCTGGCAATAAAAAATTACCAATGCCCGCGATTATCCCTAATAAAAGAGTATGGCTCTATGATAATGATTTTTTCTATGACGATTGGGAAGAAATTATTACAAAAATAAGTGAAAGAAAACCATCTAGTATCATACGACTTCATCCGATTAGATGTACTACATTAACGCAATATTTTTCTATAAGAAAGTATTCAAAATTGTCACGTGAAAATTCTATAATTTTGGATATTAATATTCCTTTAGAAGATGTTAATTATATGTTTAAAAAATACAAGACATTATTTTTAGCAGATATTGCAGCGGCTTCCAATGTGTATTTACCAATTATTGGAACACAAACAACTAAATTACAATATGTGCGAGATATTATTTATAAACTGAATTTACTTTATTGTTTTTGGAGTCAAGGTATTTATATTAAATTAAAATATGAACCGCCAATTGTTGGAGTAACAAATCCATTTGAAACTTTTACCGGAATGTTAGAAAGTTGGTCAAATACTGTTGCGAGCACTCCAAAACGACGTGATATGACTATTAATGATAAAATACCTAAAAAGAAAAAAAATAATTTTTTACAGGAAGAAAAAGATTTAATTATAAAAGAATATCCTACTTTTAATACTTTATGTAATCAATCTTTTAATGAACTAAAAAAAGAAGGACGGTGGCGAGTATGATGATTGAAGATATTATTAATACTTATCAATCATTAAATCAAGAGTTACGAATGGCACTTTCAACAATGGAAAAGAAGGATAGCGTTCTTCGGATTCGAGCAAAAATTATTGCGAATCAGAAACGTTGTCCTCATTTTGATAATAATTATAATTGGACTATAGTAGATGGAAAATGTCCATATTGTGGCTTTAATTTAGAGGGTGAGAAAAATGCTAAAAGTTATTAAACGAAATGGAAAGCAAGTTGATTTTGATAATAAAAAAATCATAAATGCTATTAATAAAGCATATAGAGATATTTATGGTGATGAAAAAGCTTTACCTGAATATTCTAATGCTATTGCCGAAAATATTAAGGAAATTGCAGAACAAGTATTCGCAGATAGTGAAAAATATTTAACGGTAGAAGAAATACAAGAATTAGTAGAAGATAACTTAACAAATTATGATCGTTTAGTTGAAAAAGCTTATATTAAATATAGATATAAGCGAGGCGTAATGCGGTCATGTTCTGATGAATTTATTCGTTCTATTAGTGAAAAATTAACTGCTTCTAATGTTCAAAATCAAAATGCTAATGTTGATGAACATTCGTTTGGCGGCAGAGTTGGCGAAGCATCAGATGAAATGATGAAGCAATATGCGCTTGATTTCTGTATGTCAGAAATGGCAAAAAATAATCATTTAAATAATGAAATTTATATTCACGATTTAAGCGCTTATGCTGTTGGTATGCATAATTGTTTATCTATTCCTTTTGATAAACTGTTAGCTGAAGGATTTAATACGAGACAAACTGACGTGCGA